ATATTTGATAATCAATAGGATTATCATTTTGAGTTACAGTATGTGTCATTAACCAACCGCTAGGCAATTGATAAGCAGCATCGTATCTACCAGTTGGGGCAGCTGTTAATCTATTCATTACAACTTGATTTGTAGAAAATCTCCATCGTGAATTAACCAAAGACGCTCTTGCTATATCCTCATACATATTAGAGGCTACAAGAGCCTCATTAGTATTATCATCAAAAGATGTAATTGGATCTGCACCAATTAATATTAATGCTCTACTGCAAACATCAATTGCAGAATTAGACGGAGTGCTTGTTACTGCCATATAAAAACCTCAAAAGAAAGGTGGGGCCGAAGCCCCAACCTATTAGTCACCGTCAGTTTCTGCGACTGCTGTACCATCAGATACATCGACAACAGTTCCAGTATTTGACAACACTGTTACAAAATTTGTTGTTGGTGTATTAGTATCATGCACCACAACCAAATCACGAACAGCAAGCATGTTAGCTGCATCGTTAAAGTAACCAGCTGTGTTTACAGTACCAATTGCATCAGTAGTTGTATATCTCCACAAGCTACCATTTGAATCACCACCAATACGAGTTAGTCCACTTGCACTATAAGCCATTTTCTAACCCTCCTAGTTATTATCTAGCAGTTCGTAAACGCCGTTGTCGTCAATAACAACTGAACCCATTGACATCATTGATGTCGCTAGGTGCGATACTTTTTCTGCTACATAGTTTACTTCAGTCTGAACATCAGAGTTCACACCAATACCTACTGCTCTCATGTGATAGCAAAAGTTTTTGCCACCAGCGACAGCAGACGTTGAAAAGATCTTGAAACCCAAGAACTCTTTCATTGTCATGCCACCAGCAAACGGAAGGTTCTGTGGTCCAACAAAGTCGCTAGAAGCAAACTCATTAATGTTGAACAGATCTGCAAAACCAGCTGGGGACATAGCAATATAACGCTGTCCGTCTTCTGGAATGTCAGCTGAACCAAATGTTTCAAAAGTTGACAATAGGTCTGCTTTTTCAACGGCAGATGAAGTGTCATGCAACTGAGTTGAGTTAGCACCAGCATCCATAGCTGTTGTGATAATCTCGTCAGTTTTACGACCCAACGCAGCAGCAGCACTCTCGGCAACAGCTTGACGCTCGTTGATATTTGTTTTCAACTCGTCAAGTTTGTCGATGTACTCAGCTGCATAAAAGTCAGCCATTGTTACTTCCACATTGGTATGTGCAAGTTCCATTGGTGTGACATTGCCGTTGCGTGATTTAGTTGACGCTGATCCAGTGCCTATCTTCTGGAATCTAGCGACATTGCCCGACACATTCGTAGAACGAATGGTATTACGCAGTTTAGAACCCATGCGCTGGTATGCAAGATGCACATCGGTTTCGAACTGCTTAATAAAGGCTTGGTCTATAGTATTAGCCAATTTTAAGTCTCCTAAGTTAAGTTTACGGCATCTTGGGTATCTGCTTTACATCCTCAACGAAGGTATCCAAATGGGCTTCTCAGTGTATCACAGGCCTTGATAGTTTATCTGAAACACAATTTTTAGTCGGATTGCAACGCACAAAATCAACATATCGCACATTTTTCCAATCACTAAACCCAACAGGACAGAAGCCTAACCATACTGCCCAGTTCAACATTGACTCATATTCTTCTGCTATTTGCATAGATAAATCAGGGTATGACTGATCTAAAAATGATATTAATAACTTAGATCCTCGTGCCAATCCTTTAAAATTTTTTTTGACATGATTTGTAAATAAAGCAAAAAGTTGTGGTGGATCTTCAGAAAAGAACACACCACTTGCCATCATAATGTTCCAGTCTTTATCTCTTACGATATATACTTCAGAATCTTTTTGCAGATCTTGCAAAGCTTCAATGGCACTAGAATAACCAAGATTTGACAACTCTCTTTCTGTTTCTGGATGAAGTATAGAATACATTTCACGAATATGATGTTCGTAAAAAGGGGTCATATAATACGACCCACTTTGCAATATCTTTACCTCATCCATAAAGTTTCTTAAAACCTTCATCTACTTGTTTAACAAAGTTCATATCACGCTTAGATGGCGACCAGTAACGCTCATCTCTCATCATCTCTGTTAATTCTACTTCATTAAAATTAGAAGCAATGCTTGTTTGATCTGTTACAGCTGGTTCTTTTATTGCATCCATAATAGCTTCAAGCGCAACAATACCATCAGCACTTTCACACATACGTTCTATTGCTGGCAAAGCTTCTTCTGGAAAAAACTTATTAGCAAAAAGAGATGCAGCTTCTATTCTAGCCTCAGAGTTGTCACCTAATCGTGCAGCCTCTGCATCCATATCAGGTTCTTCACCCACGCCATTCATATACATTTCTATACCTTTTTGAAATTCTTCATGGGTATATCCATTAGAATGACAATGTTCTGCCCAGTTCTTTAGCATATCACTTTCAAGAGCTTCTTCTTCATCAATAAAGTCAGGTAATTCATATTCACCAGCAGATGCTGGCACACCTTCGGATGCCTGTTCGTTAAGTTCTTCCATTAATCTAGATCGAACATCATCTTCTTTCTCACCTAGCTTTGACTCTAAAGCCTTGTATGCTTTGCCTAGATCAGCTGGATCACTAAACTTTTCTGGCAACCACTCAGGTCGCTCAGAAGTTTCCGAAGTAACACTATCAACAGTTTTTACTTCTTCAGTAGTTTCTTCTGTATTTTCACTTACTTGATTTTCTTCCATTGTTTTTCACCTTATGTGCATGAGCCATACGAGATTCGATCAAACCAACTAAATATCGTTGACCTTCCATATGACGCAGTTCCTCCGTAGTTACGTTTGGGCCATTTACCATTTCAATAGTAATTGATCTTAGATACTGCAAGACTGCTTGTCCTGTCGCAGAGCCAAACAATGAGGCTACATTCTCGCTAATCTGTTGATCTTTTTCTTGTGGACGCTGTATCCCATCAACACCCACATTAATTTTTTTAGTCAAGCATTACTCCATAGGTTGTGGTGCTTGCGCCTGACTTTGCTGCATTTGCTGCATTAATGCAAGAATTTGTTCTCTTTCTTGCTCATCTCGTACTAAGTTATCTGGTATTCCAAACTTCTTAGCTAAGTATGCTGCGGTTTCTTCTGTATTAATTAATACGTTAATAGCTTCTGGGCCGAATGCTCCATTGGCTAACTCAAGAAAACGTGACACCGCAGTAATATCTTGATTGGCTTGCGCTTGCGCTAATGGTGACACAGATCTAATTTTAACTTCTCTGCCATTAATTGTAGGAACTTCTAGTCTGCCTTGCTTTTTTAGAATATGAACAACACGTTGTAATACTGGCTGCACTAACTCTACTTGCAATCTACCAAATGCAGAGCCAATACGTCTTGATAGATCTGCCATACGTTCTGCAATTTCTGTTGCAGATGCTGGTGTTCTATTAGGATCTCCAAGCATATCATTATATAAAGCACGTTTGATATTGTTACGCATATCACCAAGAACAAGTTGTGCTACATCAAAGCTACCAGCAGCTTGTATTGGCTGTAGTCCAGCTGATCCCATAGCCTTTGGAATGATAGTTCCTGGAACGAGATTAATTGTATCAGGGTTTATTACGCCATCATCTTCCATTTGATAGATGCCAGAGATAGCCATCTGTGCATTCTCAAGTATCATTTCAACTGTAAGGTTAGTTGTTTTGATTGCGCTTAGTGCATTGAATAGTGGTCCTCTGCCATAAACTTCACCAGCGCACTTCGACCAACGAAAGCAAATAAAAGGATTAGATCCTACACCAGACATCTTTCTTTGCATTAGCAAAGATTTTGTTGTCATACATATTGCATAATGTAAGAAAGCTTCTTCATTTGCTTTTGTGTAATCTTTGCAAACTATTTCTAATACTGTTGTTGTTTGATCAGATTTATTAGAAATTAAAGCTTGCAGTTCGGGATTAAAGTTTCCTTTTGGATATAGCATTGGCAGCTGATCAAATCGTATTAATTTTCTTTCTCGAAAGACATGATCAATACGATCATCAGGCCCAGTGTCTAGTATGACATGAGGTAATGGTATTGCGGAAAAACGTATAGGATTGATAGCATCGCCTTCTTCGCATACTAAGACACCAGTACCAACTGCTAAGTCCATAAAAGATTCATGAACTTCTTGTGCAAAGTTTGAGTTCTGAAGTATTTCAAATACATACTCAGTTACTTCTTCTAACTCATTATTAACAACATCACGCTGTTCTTTGGGCGTTTCAGATCCAGCAGTAAGGTCTGCCCATCGAGCAAAGTTTGGCACAAGACCAGACTGTAACCTCGAAGCAAACTCTTGAACACCTACAACGGCAGTCTCATCAAAGATCTTATCATCTCTTCTTTGACCAGATACTTCATAGTAAAATGATTCGCGCTGTGGCAGCGCATATTCATAACACTCTTCAAACACATCTACAAAGTTTGTACGCTTTGCTTTTGCTCTCTCATACCGTTTAAGATATTCTTTTGCTATTGGATCTAAAATCATTAGAGAAACCTACTAAAGTAACCTACGCCACCACCTGATGATGTTAGCAAACTACGTCTACCTCTTCTGCCAGATCTTGCTGATCTACTTCTTCGTCTTGCTGCTTTACTAGCAAATAAGCCACCAGTTCTTCCTGTTTGTTTAGAAGTACCAGTATTGTTAAGTTCACCAGCTTGCATATCAAGTTCGGCTTGTCTTGCTGCTTTATCAGCTTCAGCCCTAGCATCAGCTTCTTTTTCTTTAGCTAATAACTCTTGACGTTTCTTTTCTTGCTCTGCAAGTGCAGCTGCTTTTGCAGCCTCGGCTGTTTCTCTAGCTTTCTTCTGTTCCTCGTCTATTCTAGGATCACGTTTCTTTCTACCGCACATAGTAAATCTCCTTTATATTTTCCTCAAAGCAGAGAAAAAGAGTTTTGGCAACGCACAATTACATTCTTGCCCAAAGTCCCTGTCTTTTTTGTTTGACAGGTTTTTTATTAAATACATCAAAACTACGACCAGCAATAACAGGTCTAGCTGGTTTTTGGCTATTGAGTAAAGCCCTACCCTCACCAGCACCTAACATCATATATTGTAGAGCATCGTGAATATGAGAGTACATATTTTTATCAGGCTTATCTGCATAACGCTCACCAGATACTTCCATACGTTTATATTGGTAGCCACCTTCAAAGCCTTTAATAAGTTGCTGGCATCTTCGATCAATTAAGAATGCTGGTTTGCCCTCAACCATCTTAGTTAGCTGGGAAGAGACAGCTTCCAACCGAAGGTCTACAGAGTTCGAAGGGGCTGGGAATGCCCTCAAACCAGCACCGCGCAAGATGTGAAAGGGGGTACTCTCATCTGTTTGCGCTCTAAAATCCCCAGCGGGATCGCCGTATATATACACCTCAGATGCTTGAGAAAATCGGGAGGATATTTCCTCACGCAATACTTCAGCAAACCTAACAATCCCCATATCAAAGGCCACTATCTCCGACTGGACGAGCCAGCGACCTCTGATCTTTTGTCCAAGAGTGGCAGCTGGAGTCAACCCAAAGTCCAAGCCAACGTATAGTGGTGCGCCAGCGGCTACCGCTATTTCTTCTTTGGCTATGTGTACTTCTGCAGCGAACATTGGGTATATCGGCTTTCCGTCTTGGATAGTGCCAAGCCTATTCATAACATAGACATCAATCCAGCTTTTTGTTTTACCTCTTATTAGATTGTCATAATAGTTGGCAAGCATGTGTTTTTTATTTTCAGCACTGCTATTAGGCTTGTAACTTACTATTTCACCGTCTTCATCACGCTCTTCGAGCATTGCAGAGGGCTGGGTAAAGAACTGCCAGTTGTCTGGTTTTACTAACATCTTGGCCTGTTCTCTTGGAATATGGTCAGGGATTGGCACTTCGCCAGACATAATAGGCCACCAGTGATCTTCTTCTGGCGCATTCGTATCTGCTATAACACCTGTCCAACTTGGGCCACCATCACGCATAGAAGGATAACGACCAACACGCATGGTGCAAGCATCAATAATAGACTTAGGGATTTCTCGTGCCTCATTAATCCATATACCTGTTAGTTCTAATGATAGCAGCTTCTTTACATCTTCTGGTCTATCTAATGCTAAGAAGAGAACCTCAAGTTCTATCTCACCTTTTTTGATGTGATGGGTGTATGGGACTGACCAAGTAAACTTTCCCCAGTCATTTTCTGGGAACCAGTCAAGCCATGTTTTAATAGTTGTAGTTCGTAGCTGTGGGTT